AATGAGGTTTATTGTGCGGCTACAAAAAGAGAACAGGCAAAAATAGTTTACAAAGAAGCAATTTATATGTTAAAAAGATGTTCAGAAATGGCACCATATTATACGATAGTTAATAATGAGATTAAGCACTTAAAAACGGATTCGTTTATGAGGGCACTTAGTGAGGAAGATAAGAAGACAGGTGATGGTCTCAATCCTCAGTGTGGGATTATAGACGAGTATCATGCACACGATACGTCCGAGATGTATGATATTATAGACTCAGGTATGGGGGCACGTAGGCAGCCATTGCTAGCCATTATAACTACTGCGGGCTTTAACCTTGACCACCCTTGCTACAGGGTAGAATACCAACTGGCTGGCAAAATACTGAACCCTGATGTACCTTTAGCTATGGAGAATTACTTTGTGCTAATAAACGAATTGGATAGGGATGAAAAAGGTGAGTTAGTAGATGATATAAAAGACCCTGAAGTTTGGGTTAAATCAAATCCCATAATTGCTAGTTACCCCGAAGGCAGAAAATATTTAAAAGACAGGTTGGAAGAGGCACTGGAAATTCCTGAGAAAATGAGGAACTTCCTAACTAAGCATCTTAATATCTGGGTACACTTAACAGAACTTGCATATATGAATATGGTTAAGTGGAGCAATTGCTACTTAGACCCTCTCCCAGATTTGAAAGGTTTATCAGTTTGGATAGGTATTGATTTCTCTAGTAAGATTGACCTAACTAGTATGTCCTTTGAATTCAAAATTGGAGATGACTACATAGTACTTTCGCATTCTTTCATAGCTTCAGAAACTTTTGAGCATAAAAGAAAAACTGATAAAGTCCCTTATGGATTGTGGGCAGAACAAGGCTGGCTCACTGTCCAAGAAGGCCCTGTTGTGGATTATGTGCAGGCTATAGAATACGGGAAAGAACTAGTTAGAGAAAATGGTTGGTTTGTTGAAGCGTGGTGTCTAGATCCATGGTGTGCTAGTCAGATTATGAAAGATTTAGTTGATGAAGGTGAAGAGGTTATCGAAATTAGGCAGGGTGCCAAGACACTTTCAGAGCCTACAAAAGATTTTAGGGATATGGTTCTACTAGGTAGAGTAAAGCATGATGGAAATCCATTATTAGCATGGGCTATAAGTAACGCAGTTGCTGAAGAAGTCGACAAGAATGAAAATATTATGCTCAATAAAAGAAAATCACAGGGACGCATAGACCCTATCGCATCACTAATTAACGCACATGTTAGATGTATGGTTGCAGATGAGTATAGTGAACCAAATATAACATTTATATAACGAGCGTGAAAAAAAGACGGCTGTGGTTTACAAGATGGATATTTTTTTGATGTTATACCCATCGGAAATGAATAATAAATTAGGAGAATTATAATGGACAAATTACAGAAAATAGAAATCATTAGAAATTCTATAAAAATATTAAAAGTTGAGATAAATAAATTACAACAAACAATAGACGAACACACGGAAACAATCGAATTAAATGAATTTCAAATCGTAGAATTATACAGAGAACTTAAAGAGAAATAGTTGGGATATAACGTGCGGGTAAAAAACTTGTAAATTAAACGGAGATAAAAATGAGTAAACAGCAAATAAGTATAGAAACACAATTATTGTTTGAATTAGTATGGTCAAATAGTCAACTTGGAAAAGAAGAATATAAAAGGAATCAAAATTACAACAATCAACATTTCCATCATAAAGTTGAGGAAAAATTGATTAAGTTTATGGAAGATAAAAAGATACTAAAACAATATATGGCATGGGCAAAAATAAAAGATATAATGACAAAAGTTTAATTTATAAATTTTTACCTTGTTGTCGGCAGTTAAACACTAAATAAGGAGAGTATAATGGAAGAAATAGAATTTATTGAAGGAATGCTAGTGAAATTGAGAGGCTTAAAGGCTTCTATTAAGAAAAAAGATAAGTTAAGTCAAAAAGCCTTTGACATGGATCTTGCATCCCATACACCAAATCAAATAGAAAAAGCAAGTGTAAATCTTAATTGGGAGTGTATGAACTTAGATAAGGAAAGAACACGCTTTGCAAGAGCATTCAAAGGCTCGACACTTGATGTAGATACTGGTGAAAAGATATATAAGCCGAGCGGATTTCACACTTATAAAGGTTAGCAAACTAATTGCCGACAACGGAGGTGCGAAAAAGTGCGTAGTGCCATTTTCGCTTTGTTGTGTGATAGTCTTTAATAATTGGAGTTTTTAATGGAACAGAATACGATAATACACGGTGATTGCTTAGAAGAAATGCCAAGAATAGCAGATAAATCAGTTGACATGATACTTTGCGATCTACCTTATGGAACGACTGCCTGTAAATGGGATGTAGTCATACCATTTGAGCCTTTATGGAAAGAATACAAGCGAATAATAAAAGATAATGGTGCAATAGTTTTATTTTGCCAACAACCCTTTACAAGTTCCTTGATTAGTAGTAATTATGATATATTTAAGTATATGTGGTATTGGAAAAAATCAAGACCATCTGGATTTGTAAACGCAAAATTAAAGCCACTAAAAGATATTGAGGAAATAGCCATATTTTCAAAAGGGACAACAGCAAATAAAGCTATCAACAATATGAAGTATTACCCACAAGGCTTAAAGGAAGTCAATAAAAAATGGAAACGCCCACGATCATACGGAACGGGAAAGGGTGTTAATCCTACTAGGAAAAGTCATGAATTGGAGAGAGTTATACAATTTGAAGGATATCCAAGACAGATTTTGGAGTTTGGGAATCACAATGCAAAACAATTACACCCGACTCAAAAACCCATTGCACTACTTGAATACCTTATAAGAACATATACGAATAAAGGCGAATTGGTATTGGATAACTGTGCAGGGTCAGGCAGTACAGGTGAAGCTTGTGAAAATACAAGCAGGAATTATATTTTAATTGAAAAAGAAGCAAAGTATATTGAAGTAATAAAAGATCGTATTCAGAGAATTAAAAACTCACAGGCGGAACGACTGTTTAACGATTATTAAATATTTCACACAACACAAGGAAAAAGGACGTTACTTGTAATGTCAATACTATATAAAGAAAACTAAAGCAAAAGAAAAGGATTGGGGTAAGAAATGTTTGAAACTGAAGCAAATAATATAGCAATTTATTCAGGTGTACCAATTAGCATGGTCACTAACTGGCTGGGAAGGTTTGCTGGTCAATTTAAAGAAATTAGAGAATTGAAACCTTTGCCAATAGAAATAGCAGGTGCTATAGTTACAGGAAGAACTATATGCGAATATAAAAGATGTAATTTTTTACTTGCTATTTAAGAAAAGTTGGGACTATATGATCAAATAAAGCCCATATAAGCCGTTTAAAGGCTTTTAACAATTTAAGCCCCTTTGCCATTAGGGGCTTTTCTTATGCCCTGTAATACCCTTTAAATGGCGTTCTAGTGGCGTTTCGATGGCGTAATGACCGAAATATTTTATTTATGTTTACTTTTGGTTTTATAATTAGCATATTATAAGAAAAAGGAAGGCTATGAAAGTTCTATTTATGATATTGTTAATTATGAAATTTGTGCTTTTAGTGGGTGGTGGAGGCTTAATTTGGTATGGTGTAAGCCTAGTCAATATCCCAGCCTCGTATGTACTATTAGGCATGTATTGTGTTGCTTTAGGCTTCCCAAAGGTAGAACAAAAAAAAGGTAAAACGTAATGATTCTTGATAATCTAATTAGTAATGCTATTAAGTCTTACAGGTCTATGACTATGTCAGATGTAATTAGTGACTGGATGTCCGGGAAGTCTGAAGAGCTACCTAGTGAAACCTCTTCAGGTGCTCATGTTTCCCCAGCAACTGCACTTACACTAAGTACTATTTACGCTTGTGTCAAGATTTTAGCTGATACTTCAGCAAGTTTGCCATTACAAGTATATAAGCAAATTCAACCAAAAGGAAAAGAGTTAGCAAGAGAACACTACTTATACAAATTGCTGCATGATAAACCAAATCCCTTTCAGACTTCCTTTAAGTGGAGACACTTAATGATGACTCATAAGTGCTTGTGGGGTGCTGGGATAAGTGAAATTGAATGGGATAAAAACGGCTATCCGATAGCCTTATGGCCTATCCCACCTTGGAGAGTGAAACCACTACGTACTAAAGATGGAGAAATATTTTATAAGGTATTCCTAGATAGTGGTGGTTCTAACTACAAACTTCTAGCATATACAGACGTGATAGTATTTTCTGCAACTAGCACTTCTTCATTTGAATGGATGTCACCTGTGAAAGTTCAAAGAGAAACTATCGGAATGGCGATGGCAGTTAAAGAATTTGGCGCAAAAACATTTGGCCAAGGAACTAACCCAGCGGCAATAGTTACTTATCAAGGGCGCATGAAAGAGGGTGCTGAACAATCACTTGAAGACAAAATGAAAAAATATGTCGGGCTTGGTAAATCTCATAGACTTATGCTGTTAGAAAATGGCATGGAATTTAAGCGTGTTGGACTTCCTCCAGAAGATGCACAATTTTTAGAAACTCAAAGATTTAGCGTATCAGAAATTGCTAGGATTTATAATATCCCACTTTATATGCTACACGAACTAGAAAAACAAACTTCATTCGGCACTGGTGTTGAAGAGCAAAAAAATGGCTTTGTAACATTCTCACTAACTCCTCATTTGGTTCAAGATGAACAGGAATTTAAGGATAAACTATTTAGTGATATTGCTCCAGGATATTTTCCTGAGTATAACCTAAACGCACTACTTAGAGGAAAGCTAGCAGACAGAGTTCTTGCTTATGGAAAACTTTTTGCAATGGGTTCCATTTCTGCTAATGAGATAAGAGAGAAAGAAAATATGAATCCAGTGAAAGATGGTGATAAGTACTATGTACCACTTAACATAAGTGAAGTTGATAAACTTAATGATAACCAAGTAATTAGTGAAGATGATAATGATAATGACAATGATGATAAGGAGTAACAAATGAAGTTAGTACAAGCAGTATTTAGTATGGAAGATACTAGGGCTGAGAAGGGTGAAGATGAAGCTCTGAAAATTGTTGGATATGCCGCAAGATTTGAGAGCCTGTCCGTGCCTATGTGGGGATTCAAAGAAAAAATAAGGGCTGGTGCGTTTGCAAAGTCACTAAGTAAGAATAACGTAAAGTCATTATGGAATCATAATTCTGACAAAGTTCTCGGTTCTACTAAATCTGGGACTTTGCAATTAGAGGAAGATGAGAAAGGATTGAGATTTGAAATGATGTTGCCAGATACACAGGCTGGTCGTGATGCTCATGTCCTAGTTAGCAGAGGTGATGTTAATCAGATGTCTTTTGGTTTTCTAATTAGGAAACAGGAATGGGATGAAAGTGACCCTAAAAACATAATCAGGACTTTGATAGAGGTTGACCTCAGAGAAATTAGCCTGACACCTTTCCCAGCTTATAAGGCAACTTCAGCAAAAACTCGAAGTGCAAGGGATGATTATGCAGATTATAAAAAAGAATTAGACGAAACTTTAGTTAGCGAAAAAGAAAAAAGAAATGCAGAATTAGAATTGAATATTAAATTATTAAATCTTGAAGCATAAAAACTAAATAGGAGAAAGCGTAATGAAGGACGTGAACAAATTAAAAAGGGACAGAACGAAAGTAGTAGAAGAGCTAAGAACTATTTATCAAACTGCCCAAAAAAGAGATGACTCGAAGATGACAGAGGAAGAGCTAACTAGGAGTCAGACTCTTGAAATTGAGAAAGATAATTTTACTGCAGAAATTCAACTTGCAGAAAGAGCTAACAAGCTAGAACGTGAAGAAGCTGCTGACAAAGGTACTAATGAGGATTCGGATAGCGATGATGATCCAGGCAGTGAGAAAGGATTTAGAAGCCTCGGAGAAATGCTGATGGCTGTCAGAATGGCAGACTCACCAAATGGCATTAAAGATGAAAGACTAACTAGAGCAGCATCTGGGATGGGTAAAGATATCCCTAGTGATGGTGGCTACTTAGTACAAGAAAACCACTTAGACGGATTGCAAAGAAAGGTTTTTGAAAAGTCCTTATTAGCGAATGCGTGTCAGAAAATAAACATTGGTGTAAATTCTAATAGCTTGACTTGGAATGAATTACAAGAATCAAGTAGAGCAGACGGGTCTAGACACGGGGGTGTGCGTGCATATTGGACAGCAGAAGCTGGAACTGTCACAGCCTCAAGTCCTAAGTTGGCAAAGAGAAGATTAGAATTAGAAAAATTGATGGCTATCTATTATGCTACTGAGGAAGTTCTAGAAGATGCAACTGCATTAGAATCAATAGCTAGTGAACTTGTTTCTGATGAGTTAGCATTTCAACTTGATGAATCAATTTTTGATGGAACTGGTGCAGGGATGCCACTAGGTATCAATAACTCTAGTTGCATGATTACAATTCCTAAAGAAGTTGGTCAAGCTGCAGATTCAATTGTGTATGAAAATATTATCAAGATGCGTTCAAGGTTATGGTCGAGAAGTAGAGGAAGTTCTATCTGGTATATCAATCAAGATGCTGAGCCTGAATTGCAAACTATGGCACAAGTAATCGGAGTAGCTGGATTGCCAGTTTATATGCCTGCTTCTGGAGTAGCTGGATTGCCTTATGATACTTTATTCGGAAGACCAATAGTTCCTACTGAGCATAACCAGACTGTTGGAGATAAAGGTGATATAATCCTTGCTGATTTAAGTCAGTACAGGCTTATCGAAAAAGGTGGGATTAAGAAAGCTAATTCTATTCATGTAAGATTCTTGTATGATGAACAAGTATTTAGATTTACTTATCGTGTGAATGGTGCACCTCTATGGTCAACTGTTCTAACGCCTAAGAATAGTGCAAATACCCAAGCACCATTTATTGATTTAGCAGCAAGAGCGTAAGTAGCAAAAAGCATAATTAACAAAAATTAAAATAAGGAATAATCCTAATGAAAGAAATAATGAAATTTGTAAAAGGTATCGACCCCGTAGCTGATGGCTTTGCAGGTACAAAGTACTCTGACATTATCTCCATGAAAGAACACAAAATGATTACATTTTTGATTTATTGCGGAGTAGCTACTGGAGCTACGAAAGATGGTGTCATAACAATTGAGGCTTGTGATGATGTATCAGCCTCAAGTTCAGAAGCAATCCCATTCACTTACCAATCAATAACTAGTGGAGACACACCTAGTGTAATCACTAAGGCAACTGTGACAGGTTTTGCGATGGCTGCTGGAAGCTCACAAATATATGCTATTTATGTGAACGCATCCGAATTAGCAGATTCAGGTTATGAATATGTAAGACTTAAGCAGGTTGAAGATACTAATGACCCTGTTGTTGTTGGAGTAGTTGCAATTATGACAGAAGCTAAGTATGAACAAGAAGTGCAGAACACTGCAATAGTCTAGGTAGTAGTGTCTATAATTAAAAATTTAAAATGGAGATAAAGATGGGTGTCTTAAATGATGTCGATGGAATCAGAAAAGCCGTGATGGGAGAATTGGTAAGTAGAGCAGCTGCTACCCTTCCCCAGACTACTACTGGTAGCTTGTTCACAGTGACAGGCGGTAGGGTTATGATTCTGCAATTAGCAGGAGAGGTAACAACAATAATCCAGACACAGGCAAATGATACAAAATTGGAATTTGACCCTGACGTAGGCGCTGCTGCTGACATAGCAATAGCACTAGATATCAGTGCTGATGCAGTAGGTACTAATTACGGTATCACTGGTGCAGTTGGCGCAGCTATGGTAGGGGCTTCTCATGCCTACTTAGTAGCTCAGGCAAATCCACTAATTGTGCCTGCTGGAACTATTGATTTAACTTGTGCAGCTTCTAACACTGGGTCTGTTAAATGGGACATTTTATATGTGCCTATTGACATTGGTGCTAGAATCTCAGCAGTATAGGAGGTAACTAGTGAAAGTAAAAATTAGAATAATGATAAGGCATAATAGGAAAATTCTGCTACCTAGTGAAATTCACGATATTCCAAAATCACAAGCACTACTTATGATTAAGAATAACTTCGCTGAAGTTGTAAAAAAAGGTGATAAAATTTCTTGTATATATTGCAAAGAAGAAATCCCACACGGACAAATTGACAAGCATCAAGAGAAGTGTGAAAAGAATCCAGATAACATTGATGCTAATGATGAAATCCCGCCTTATGAAGAGTGGACAAAAAAAGAACTAATCGCAGAACTCGAAGTAAGAGGGATTGAATTCGAGAAAAAAGCAAAAAAAGATGAATTAGTGGAATTGCTAGAGAGTGATGATGAAGATGCTAATGAAGAAGAAGAATAACTAAATAGACAAAAGGCTACGAATGGATAACTTTAATTATGACAATAGATTTTCTATAAAAATAAAAACCGAACCAGCTATAGAACCTGTTTCTGTTGAAGAAGTTAAAATACATTCAAGAATTAGTGGAAGTGATCAGGATAGCCAAATTGCTAAGTGGATTAAATCTGCAAGAACTTTGGCAGAAATTTACCAGCGAAGAGCCTACATAGCACAAACGATAGAACTGAGCTTTGATAGCTTTCCACTAACGCCTTTCTGTTTACCGAGAAGTCCGATTTCTGAAGTTACTGAAATCAAATATTATGATGTTAACAACCTAGAGGTAATTGTATATAACACTTCTTCCCCAGTAGGTACGGAAGACAATTACTTAATTGATATAGATAGTGAACCTGCTAGGATAATGATGGCTTATGGCTGTGCCTTTCCCACAGTGCTTTTAAGGGGCATTAGTGCATTTAAGGTTACTTATACTGCTGGGTATGGTGAAACCGCAAGCACGACCCCTGAGAACGTTAAGGATGCCATTATGCTGTACTGTGATTGGAGATTTGAAAATCGGTCAGCAGAAACAAACGAAGTTCCAGAGCAGTTTTATAATTTGCTAGATATAGGAAGGATATATTTATAATGAGTAAAGGTTATAAGAGAATATATAAATTCGATAGAATTCAACAAAACCAAGCACTAAGTAGTGTCCTTAGACATCAGGTTGATTTTCAGTATAAAGCTAACACAAATGATGGTGAGGGTGGAAGGCTGGAAGGTTGGATTTCTAGAGGCGTAACTTGGGCTAGCGTTGACCCTATAACAGCAAAACAAAGAAATTATTATAATTCACTAAGTACCGAAGTCACACATATTGTTAAGATTAGAGGAGATGTTATATGTAGTGATACTGATAGGTTGGTATTTGGTGAGAGGATTTTTGAAATTTTAACAATCGAAAATATTCAAGAAAGGGATATTTTAAAAATGGTTACTTGTAATGAGAGGAGTCGGTAATGAGTGTATTGAAACCACCCACAAGAAATGACTCGATTTATCCATGTGATTTGGATACAACAAATTGTGATATGGGAGATTTTTCTGGGATATGCTGTGATTTTTTTAATAGTTTAAAAACAGTTAGTGTAAATGCTACTTCAAATAATCCTAAATCTATTAAAATTTGG